GGGCTCTCTGTAGCATTTATTGTCATATATCTACCTGTATAGCCTATTTTCCTTAAAATCAATAACATATATACCTGTGTATCTATTATTTATTATGTAAAAGTGTATAGTCATATTTAACTGTGACCGGCCGTCACAGGGGCTAACAGAAGGCCGCGTATCAATTTCTGGGGCAAATGATTGCCGAAGTGGAGAGCAAATGGACGAGAACCAAGGGAATGAGAACGTCAGTGAAGAAGTAATGGAAAGCTTAGGTAATCCTGAAGAAGCATCGCAACCGCAAGGGGATGACGCATCAGAAGGGCAAGAAGGCGAATTACCAGTCTATGCCAAGGAAAAGATCGGCAAGCTGAAAAAACGCCATCAGAGAGACTTGAGACGATTGCAGGATCAGATTGATTCTTTGCATAGTCGCATATCTCAACCGCAAGCAAGTTCCACTACTGATTCATACATGCCGACCGCGGAAGCGGGAAGCGATGACGAAAAGATTCACAGGGCCGTCAGCATTGCATTGCGTGCTAAAGATGATGAGGCGCGTAAGGCAAAAGATGCCGAGCAAATGGCATATGTACATAAACAATATGACACGTTGCAAAAGCATTTAGATAATGCTGCCGATAAATATGATGATTTCGATGATGTGGTCAGGGCGCCAGATGTGCCTTTTACGCCAACGATTCGAGATGCTGTCTTATTAATCGAAAACCCCGGTGAAGTACTCTACAAACTTGGAAAGAATAAAGACGAACTCGCCCGTATTGCAAAACTCCATCCATTAGAACAAGTGAAAGAGATTAACAGATTGTCTTTTGCTTTGATGGGCGGCAACGATAAACCCAGCGTCTCTCCTGTGAAAACAGTGGGACAAATCAAAAACAATCCTGTCTCTTCGCGAAGCGTGACTGAGAAAACGAGTGTCTCAGATTTAAGAGCTCGTATGAAGGCAGGTTGGAAATAATTATTTACTGACCTGCTATTAATCCATGGACGGAGAAATAGCGATGTCAAATCAATTTATTACCACGCAGTTGGTATCTAATACTGCATTGGCTATGTTTGCCAATAATTCACCTTTTGTAATGACAGGTTCTAGAATTTATCAGGACGATTTTACCTCTACTGGTTATAAAATCGGCGACACTTTACAGGTTCGCAGACAAAATAACTTTATTGTCGGGGATGGTGCAACCGCAGTTCCTCAAGACATTGTTGAGACTGTTGAAACTATCACTATAGCGCATCAATATCATGCTTTGATTTCTTATACCGTACAGGATTTAACTTTACGTATTGAAGATTTCTCCCGCATGTTTATCCAACCTGCTATCCAAAATATCATTACTCAGATGGAGCGTGATATCGGTAGTGCTGCTGAACTTTCGTTGAACTTTTATAGTGGCAATGCCGGGACACCCGTGAATTCTTTTCAAAGTGTCGATATAGCCGGCGCCAAGCTCTTAGAGCAAGGGGTCAACATTAGTTCTGACGCCTACATGGCCATGACTGTGCGTGATGGATCTGCATTAAAGAGCGGATTACTCGGCGGATTTACTCCTGTATTTAACGAAGAAATCGTACGCCAATCAGCAATTGGGCATTTATCTTATTTTGATATTTTCCAATCCCAAAACATTATCAAACACGTTGCTGGTGCTGGGCCTACTTTGCACCCTGGTGACACCTTAACTGTTAACGGAACTGTTAGCTCAGGCAATACGATTGTATTGGCTGGCGCAACTGCCTCGGTAACAAATTACTTTTTACCAGGTGATTTGATTTCGATTGCAGGCGTGCACTCAGTAAACCCATTGAGCCGTCAATCAACTGGCCAGAACATGCAGTTTGTAATCACTTCTGCTGCGTCTTCCAGCATGGGTGGAGCAATCACTATTACTGTTTCCCCAAGCATTAATAGTGCAACCTCAAGTCCGCTACAAAACGTAGATGGGCCTGTATTGACTTCAAGTCCTGTCACTGTGGTACCAAGTTACAATGTGAACGTTGCTTATCCTTCCAGAGCCTTGGATATTTGTTGCCCTCCGCTTTATAAATTGCAAGTGCCCTTCTCTTCAGTAGCGGTAGATCCTGAAACTGGATTGTCACTTGCAGTAACGCAAACTGGTGACATTTTAGGGTACCAAAACTTTATGCGATTGGATGTGCTTTGCGGATTTGCTTGGCATCCTCAATACGCCGTTAAAGTTATTTCTTAAGGAGATGACCGGATGTCGTTAATGCTTGTTTTTCATCCTTTGCTTGGTATGCATCGCGTGCAAGCTCATGAAGGGGAAACATTAATTAAGTCCGGTCTTTGGTTTGATACACAAGCAAAAGCAAATGAAATGAAAAGGAGTTTTGATCATGGCGAAAGACTACACAATGAGAAACGGGAAAGCAGCATCAATCGCAAACAACAGACAAAGAATGGCGCAAGAGCAAAGGAACTCAACTCAAGCGCAAGTAAAAGCAGCACAGCTGGCGCAAGCAAAGTATCAGGGTAAAACACCTAATCTGGGTGAACGTTACATGGATTTTTGCGCGCCGATGATGAATAACGGTGCGCATGCTCAACAGCTTGCATCAAGTGTGACTGCTGGATTAGATAAAACAGCATTTCCGGTACGCAGTAAAGCTGATATGGCACAAGACTAAGGTCTTGTCATGGCACAAAATATCCTAACTACCAATGATCTCATTGTAGATTCGTTGCAGTTAATCGGAGAGCTGAGCCCCGCAGAAACGCCTGATGCGTACATGCTTTCTCGCGGCATTATGTTGATCAATGAGGTGATCGACAAATTTGCCGCGGATGGCATTTATATTCCGTTTTTGACGACGATTAATTTCACAATGGTGCCTGGACAAGATGTCTACTCATTTAGTGACATCGTAGCGGGTACCGATGTGACATCTGATCGAATCGTCAATTTGAGCTTTGTTAATTACATTGTGAATGGAGTAGGTTCTACGAATTTATCCTATCCAGTTCGTATTATTAATAAGGCCACCTATAACAACATTGTCAGGCAAGCAGGCTTATTAGCGCGGCCTGGATTTTGTTTTTTAAATCGGCACCAAGATTATTACAACAATCTAAAAAATACGAATGAAACAGATGTAACGATTATTCCGTCTGTCACATTGACAGCGCCGGAACCTTTCTACTGGCCGAACATATTGAGCTACTAACGTGCGTGAAAGCTATGACATTGTGGGAAGCTATAATAATCAGCGTTATACGAGCATTGATGGCGAGCGTTCGATTAATTGGTTTGAATATCGCGATCCGCTTGGCAAAAAAGATAAGACACTTATTTTTACGTCCGGATTGGCTAATACTTTAATTGGCTTTGCAAATCAAGTTCATGGTTTTAGAGCCTCCTTTGTATTTGGGAATAATGCTTATCATGTGGTGGGTAACCAAATCTTTCGTATTGATAATACAAATACAGTGACATTATTAGGTACGATTAATACAACGACGGGTTATGTAGGCATTGATGCCAATGTCACACAAATTACATTTGGCGATGGGCAGAATGGCTGGGTATGGGACACCTCAGTTAATTATTTCGTACAAATTACAGATCCAGGATTTCCAAGCGCACCGTTAGATGTATGTACATTAGATGGATTTACAGTAGTTATTAATGGAAATACACCCTCTTTTCAATTGAGCGAGCTGAATAACTCATTAATTTGGAGTGATGTAACCGCTACGTTTACGGCTGATTTTCCTAATGCAACGATTACGACAGCGACAAGTACATTTTATGCAACTGGCACGCCGGTTGAGCTTTCTACTACAGGGTCACTCCCCATACCATTAGCCGCAGAGACTACTTACTATATTATTAATACAGGGACGCCAAACATATATAAATTAGCAACTACTTTAGCCAATGCTGCGGCAAACATTCCTTTGGCATTAGCCGATAATGGCTCTCCAACTAATACCATCACTAACAATGGGCAAATTCAACAGGCCTCCATCACTACACATCCAGGCACTATAGTAGCTTGTCGGACTTTGCATCGAAAATTATTTCTCTTTTCCCAGAACTTTACAGAGGTTTGGGAAAATAGGGGAGAAGGCTCTAACGAGCCTTTTAGGCCTAACCAAAGCTTATTAATGGAAGTGGGTACGCCCTCTGTGGGGAGTATTGCCACTGGCTTTGATCGCATGTTTTTCTTATCACAAGACAAGGACGGCTTAGGCCCTGTGATGCAAGTAGTAGGTGCGCAACCAATTCCTGTTAGCACACGCGCGCTTGATTATCAATTAGCGCAATATGCATCTGATCCCACATTGGGCGTAGCTGATTCACGTGGCATTATGATACGCGAAAATGGATTGTTGTTTTATCGTTTAAATTTCACAGCCGCTAATCATACTTTTGTTTATGGTATCTCAATGAGCGGCCCTGACAATCAACTCTGGCATGAAGAGGAGGTATTAAACGGTGATCGACATCCGGGTCAAACTCACGTGTATTTTAATGGGATTAACTATTATGGTCACTATGCTGCACCAATCTTGTATCGAGTGGACAGTACTATAACGACCAACGACGGAGAGTCGATAAGACGTGCTCGCATAGGACGCCCTATTGTTGATCCAACTTATCGTCGCCGCCGCATTGATCGATTTCAGATAGATTTATTACAAGAGATCCAGGTTTCTTCAGTTGGATTAAATATCACGACAGAAGATGGGAGGCCTATATTAACGCAAGCAGGCCAAAACCTAATAACAACACAAACAACCGGTAATCGCATTGGTGTGATAAGGCCTAAGATCTATTTCTCAATATCAAAAGATGGCGGCCAAACTTATGGTTATAAGATGGAAGCGCCTATGGGTAATTTAGGTGATAGGACATTTCGGACAGTTTTGCGCAAATTGGGCGTCATTCCGCGAGGGCAAGCATTTGTTCCTATGGTTGAATCTTATAGCACAGTCCCTCTTGTTCTGATGGGCGCATCTTGGGATTTTGAAGTATTACCGGAGTAACTATGCCAATTACATTAGATGCGCCACCGATCAATGATCCCATTGTGAAAGATAAAATTAAATTATCTGATATTTGGTATACCTGGTTTCCTACGTTTTTTTATCAGCTACTAGGCAGTCAGAAATTAAATTATACGGGTCAGGTGATTGCTAATAATAATACTGTGCAAATGAGCACAAATACAGGCTATCTCATTAATACGACGGCAGCAGTTTTATATCTCCCGAGCGCATCAAGGGTTTGGGATGAAGTCGACATTGTATGTATGGGAACGAGCGGGTTTACATTAAAAGTAGGCGCGGGCCAAAGCATTCAATATTTGGCATCTAATACTTCGACGGGGGGAAATGTGCAATCTGGCTCTACCGG